ATCAAGGGATCGTCGGCCGCAACGTCGGCCACCAACCCGCTGGGCACCCTCACCGGAGGCTTCCTGGCTGAACTGCCGGTCGTCTACACGGTGGGCGAACTGGCCACCTGCTCGATCACCTTCAACGGTGGCACCTTCGCCTGGACCGAGGCGTGATTCATCCCTAACCCGAAAGGCCCGACATGAAACTGCATCTCAAGGTTGATATCGGTGATGGCCCGTTTGTGGTCACCACCAACCTGCAAACCATCATCGCCTGGGAGCGTAAGTACCGACGCAAAGCCGGTGACCTCGCAGCCGGGATCGGCATGGAAGACCTTGCTTTCATGGCATGGGAAACGTGCAAGCAGAAGAAGATCGTGGTGCCCGTCGAATTCGACTCGTTCGTGGCGCGTCTCGTCGAGTTGGAGGTGGTGTCGGAGGAGGCGTCCGGCCCTTTCCCTCCGGCACCTACCGACGCTCTTTAGCAGAACTGCTAATCAGCACAGGCTGGTGGCCACCTGATGTACCCTTTGACACGGACGACCTTGCGACGGTCGCCGCAATCTTCAAGGAGCGAAACAGGTGACAGCGAGTATCCGGGTGGAAGGCGTGGCGGAGACCCTGCGGGTACTTCAACGCCTCAACCCTGAACTTCGTAAAGACCTAATCCGCGACATGAAGAAGGTGGCCAAGCCGGTCACCGATGCCATAAAGGGCAACTACACCGACGAATTGCTGTCCGGCACGACCCGCACCTGGGCACCTCGAGGACGCACCATTTTCCCGTACAGCCGTGGCAAAGCGGCCGCCGGTGTCAAGGTCAGCGCGTCGGCTTCCAAGCGCACACAAACGATTCTGGCTATCAGCCAGAAGGATCCTGCCGCGTCCGTCTTTGACATGGCAGGCCGCAAGACCGCTAACCGGTTGGGACAAGCCTTTGACACACGTTTCCCGGCACCGTCGCGCGTCATGTGGCGATCCTACGAACAGGCTGACGAAGGCATGCTGGACGAAATCCGGCAGGTTGTCGCCCGCGTCGAGGACAGCCTGACCGCCCTGCAGAAAGCGATCCTGTAATGGCCATCAAAATTCCGATCATTACCGAACTGCAAGACGAAGGCATCAAAAAAGCCAAGCGCGAATTCGACAAATTCAAGGGTGCCGTGGCCGGAGCCGAAGGCGGCATGGGCAAATTCAAGGCCGGTTCCAAAGCCATCTTCGACGGCATCCAAGCCAACGCCGCCACTTTCGCCACAGCAGCCGCAGGCGCCTTCGTCACCTTCGCCGCCCAAGGCGTCACCGCCTTCCAAGAACTGGCGTTGTCAGCCGACAAGTTTGCCGGGGCCACCGGACTGGCCGTTGAAGAAGCGTCACGCCTCATGGAAGTAGCCGGTGACCTCGGCATCGAGGCCGGCACGGTGGAAACCGCCATAGGCAAAATGAACCAGAACTTGGGCAAGTCGCCAGACCTGTTCGAGGAACTGGGCGTCCAAGTGGAGTACGCCAAAGACGGCACCGTTGACGCCAACGAAACGTTCCTGAACGTTATTGACCGACTCAACAAGATCAAAGACCCGGCGGAGAAAGCCCGTGTCGCCACCCAACTGTTGGGCAAGGGATGGCGCGACATGTCCAACCTGATCCAACTGGGATCGGACGACCTCCGCAAGTCGCTGTCACAAGTGTCGGACGCCAAGACGATCAGCCCGGAAGAAGCGGCCAAAGCCAAAAAGTTCCGCGACAACATGGACAACCTCAAAGACACCATTGAGGATCTGTCCTTGCAGATTGGCGAAGTACTGGTGCCCGCAATCGCAGACGCAGTTGAGCAAATCGAAAAACTGAATGTGCCTGAAATCGGTGGCGGATGGTTCGAAACAAACTTTGGCCGCACACCCACCCAGAAGTACGTGGGCAACATGAAACTTGTCCAAGGCGCATTGGAACTAATCGGCTTTTCGTTTGGTGAGGCGAAGCAGGATGAACCGTTGATCTCCGACGAGGAAGTCAACAACATGCAGATGGCGGCCACAGACCTCGAGAATGCCAACCAGCAAACCTTGAACCAGATCAAGTACGGCAGACTCAACCCGTTCAAGGGCACCACCGACTCCGCCAAAAAACTGTCTACCGAACTAGAAAACATTGACAAAGCGTGGCAAAACCTCGTCGACCGGCTGACAGCAAAAACCGTCTTTGACGAAGCCACCACATCTTTGACTCGGCTCGAGGAAGCAGCCGCCGACGCATTCGGTGCACCCACCCAAGAGAACCTGGCGACCTACAACGAGCAGGCCGCGCAATTCGCCGGACTGTTGGCCACCATCGCCGGGAACATGGGCGCGATCTCGTCCATGGCGATCAAACTGCGTTTTGAGTTGGACGGCCCGGCGGCCGCATTGGACCTCGCCAAATGGCTGGCCGGTGGCGCCGAGTACGGCAACCTGACACCCTCCCAACGTCTTGGTGAGGCAGGTCTGTCCATCGGTTCACCGTTGCCCCCACTCAGTTTCGGTGCGCCCACCATGACGCCTACCAGCACCACGTCAAGCGGCACTGTCAACAACATCACCGTCAACACATCAGCCGACCCCAACGCAGTCGTCGACGCAATCCAACGATGGAGCCGCAACAACGGTGCCGTCCCGCTGGCAACCACCACAAACATCAGGCGCTGATCATGGCAATTACGACAACATGGAAAGTTGACATTGGCACCCAAGCCGCCCCGACCGACTTCACCAGCCGTGTCATGTCCATGTCAATCAACCAGCGGGTTGACGTCAACGAAATCGGCCGTGGTCAATGCGTGATCACGTTGCTGAACAAAGACGGTGCATTGACACCGGGTGGCGGCGGCACCTACTCCACCACCGACTGGTTTGCCCAAGGCATCTACATCAACATGTCCACCAGCACCGGAGGCGCGTCAACCAGCATCGACGTATTTGACGGCGTAATCGTCGACTTTGACCTGGTGGACAACGGTGTCTATTCCACGGTGACTATTACCGCTTTGGACGGCCTGACCGTCGCCGCCAAGACCGTAGGTAGTTCAATCGGCCAATCACCGTTCGCCCAGAACTATGGCGTCATCTACTCAAACCTGGTTGATCGAACCGGCATCGTCTTCCCGCGCCTCGGACGCACCAACGCAGAAGGAATCGTGTCCTACGAATGGAACGGCACCACATGGCCCGTACTCCAAAACAGTGGCGCAAACATCACCGCAACCACTTACGCAGACGCACTACAGACCTACCTGATTCCAACGGTGTCGGATGTGACATGGCCCACCACCATCACAGCCACCGGAACTATCGCTAACTACAACATCATTAGCCTTGGCTACGAAAGCACCCGATCCGTCGCAAACCGTGTCGACTTTGTATTTGACCCGGCAAACGCCCTGTCCGGTTTCGACCTGCCGTTTGACGACGACGGATTCCAACAGGCCTTCAACAACGACACGCTGATCAACCAGGCGCAAATCAAAGGTGTATCCACCGGCTTCACCACACAAACCAGCACCAACACGACAAACACTAGTTACGGCAACCGGACAGTGCAATACCTGACGACTTTGGCTGTCACCGACACCGCGGCCGGCGATCAGGCAACCATTCTGACCAACCGGTACAGCACGCCACGCTTCGTGCCGTTCACCCTTCGCACGACCTCAAGCCTGGTCAAAGCTCGTGCGGCCGACGCCGCGGAACCGTATTGGCGCAGCCTGCTGGGTATCGCTACCGGCATCTGGCAACGCACCAAAATCACCTGGCAAGGTTCTGGCGCAGCAAGCCAAACAACCTATTGCGTCATTATGGGCCGTCAGATCAACGTCACGCCACAGGAAACAGTGGTTACGCTGATGCTTGGCAACTGGGCCGACAACCACGCTTTTATTCTTGACACTGACCAACTTGACGTAGACAGATTGGGTTACATCTAATGGCGACACAGTACACGGCAGGGCTTTCGGCAGGGCAGATCCTGACGGCGGCGACCATGAACCAGATTGGCGCAGTGTGGGAGACGTGGACTCCGGCCCTCACCGCCTCGACAACCAACCCGACGCTCGGCACCGGCTCATCCATCACAGGCCGCTACGGACGCATCCAGAAGACCGTCTTCGGGAACGTGACCATTCTGTTCGGCTCCTCAGGTGTAGCGGCAGGCACCGGCTTCTACTTTGTGAGCCTCCCAGTCACAGCCCAAAGCAACACGCCCCCAGTCGGATCCGGCTGGTTGCTGGACTCGTCCACATCGTTGCTTCGTCAAGTCGAGGTCACCTTGGACACCACCAGCCGCGTCGCTTTGTGGATCGACAACAGCACAAACTTTGCAGTCTCCGCAACCAATCCGTGGACATGGGCCGCAAGCGACCAGATCAGATTCAACTTCGTGTACGAGGCGGCATGACCATGACCTACAACCTCACGACACCACTCGACCCCGAGACCGTCCCCGACGACTACCTCGTCGAGCGGATGCGGCTTCACCGCGACCGGCTTCTCGTCGAGTCCGATTGGACACAACTCCCGGACGCCCCGGTGGACCGCGCCGCATGGGCCACCTACCGGCAAGCCCTCCGCGACTTCCCGTCAACGTGGACACCCGACCCCACCGTCACGTTCCCGGACAAGCCGTGAAGTCCATGGCCGTCCTCGTGGCCCTGCTGGCTGCCGTCGCCATCTGGGTGGTCGCCGGATGTGACGACCAGACCCGCCACAACTGCCAAACCCAGCCGACCGCACCCCGGTGCGACACCCACACAGGAGCCACCACCCCATGAAGCGCTACACCAACAGCGAGATAAAAGCGCGACTAATCCTCGCCATCGGCATCTGTCTCGGCCTGACATTCATGATGTCGGTAGGCGCACTCCTGTACGGCCTGCTGTTCGTCGTCCAACCCCTCGAGGTGTCCCCCAACGACGAGTCAGCCTGGGCGACACTCAATCCGCTGGTGCTGTTCATGACCGGCGCACTGTCCGGCGTACTCGCTTCCAACGGCCTCAAAGACAAAGACAAGCAGGAAGACCACCAATGATCAGTTCATCTATCACCGTGACCACCACACCCACCCTGCTGGTCGCCGCCACCGCCAACGCCACCCGCTACGTCTACCTTGAGCCGAAAGGCAATGACGTCCACGTAGGCGGCTCCAACGTCACCAGCACCACCGGCCTCACCATCACCAACGGCAGCCAGTTCGAATTCGTGCTACCGCCTCACAACAGCCTGTATGGCGTCACCACGTCTGGCACACACACCATGATCATTCTGCAACCGTCCGGAGACTTCTGATGGCGCAAGCCACCCGCTTCAAGTCGTGGCAGAAGATGGGTGCACCGGCCGCCCCGCACAACGTCAAGTCACCCAACCTGGTGCAACTCGTCGCCTACGCGCGTCGCACCTGGGGACTCGTCAACCTTGGCATCTACACGCACCGGCCGGTCCGCGGAGGCACCGCCTGGTCGTCTCACGCTTTCGGCGCGGCCGCAGACCTCGGGTACACCGACCGTCCCCACCTCGACGCCACCGTCCTGCCGTGGCTGATCGCCAACAGCCATGAACTGGGCATCCAACGCATTCACGACTACCAGCGCAAACGCTATTGGGAGGCCGGCAAAGGGTGGGTGGCGAAGTCGCCTGGTGAAGGCAACGCATGGATACATGTGGAAACCCATGTGGACGACTGGGGAAACGACACCCCGATAGAAGCACGGTTGTCCACAGGCCCAGTGTCGACTGCCCGCCCGTACCCCGGCAAGCCGGTGAAGCGTGGCGCCACGTCCCACCGTGACGATGTGAAAGCCGTCCAACACGCTGTCGGCGTCGCCCCTGACGGCAAATTCGGTGTGGTCACGGAGGCGGCCGTGAAGAACTGGCAGACCCTCCACGACCTCACCGCTGACGGTGTGGTGGGCCCGATCACCTGGGCGCGCATGTTCGCATGACGTGACAAACCGACCTTGAGTCGGTAAACATTCCCCCGACCTCGGAAACCCGACTCAGGAGGAACCATGAAACCCAAACATCTGTTAGCCCTATTGGCCGGACTTACCGTCACCCTGACGGTCGGCGGCCAAGTCGCCCACCGGATCGTCAGCCCACCGGCCCCACAGTCGAGCGTGGCAGTGATCACCCCGGCACCGCCCCGCACGGTCGTCATCACCCCTGTCGCCACCGTTCCGGCGACCACCACCACAACCACGTCAGAAGCCCCTAAAACGGCGCATGACGCCCTCCAAGCCGATCTGGGCACCCTGATGTCACCCGACACGCCATGCCAAGAATGGGCGCCTATGGCCCTCGAGGTCGGCTGGCCGCAGGAGGAACTGGTCAACGTGCTGGAGGAAATGTGGCAGGAATCCCGATGCCTGAACATCATCCCCGGCCACAAGAACTTCAACGGTGGCGACTACGGGCCCATGCAAATCAACCAGGTGTGGCAAGAAGAAGTCGCCCACCTGTTCGGATCGTGGGACATGATCCAAGACCCGCGCGTCAACCTCGCTATGGCCCTCGAAATCTGGCGGTGGCACGACCATCACAAAGGTTGCGGCTGGAAGCCGTGGAGCCGCCCGTGCTGAACATCGACAAGCCGTGGTGGGTGGAAGAAGCCGCCTGCCGTAACGCAGACCCCAACATTTTCTTCCCCGGCCCCGGACGTGGCAACAGTGTCGCCTCCAAGCAAGCCAAAGAACTGTGCCGCACCTGTCCGGTAGTAAACGAATGCCTGATGTACGCCATGACGTTCTCCCCACGTTCCCTCACAGGCATCTGGGGTGGGATGACGGAACGTGAACGTGCCAGGCAACACAAAGCAACCCACGGACTTGTGTATAGTCACCGTCCAACAACCCGACACTAGGAGACCCGATGCCCGACCACATCGACCCAGACGAAGCCGCGCACTTCATCCGTGAAGCAACCATGGCCATGGATCACGCCGCCCACACCCTGCAGGTGTTGACCGCCATGGTGGAGCAGTTGCGGGCCGACCGCGCCGAACTGCGTAAAGCCCTGTACGAATGCGCCTATTGCTTGACGTCGCTCGAAGTCGTCCCGTCCGCTATGACGAAAACGACCGCCGACACGCTGGTGCGCCTCAACCTTGGCGGCTTCAATGATTGACCGGCCCACCCTCGAGAAGCCTCGTGCAGGGGCCTGCTGTCGCTGTGGCGCACCGCTCGCCGGAGACGACATCTTCCACTGGTCGCCCGGATCATGGTCCGTGTGGTGCTTCCCGTGCTACAAAGCCGAACATTTTCACAACCTGGTACGCATCCAAGAACGTGGGGAGGCTCGTCGTGGGCTTTGATCTGTCGTCCTACGCCACCGTCGAGGAACGGCTGGCCCTGTTCTGGGCCGCTAACCCTGAGGGCCGCATCTGGACGGAACTGGTACGCATGGACGACCACGCTTGCCTGTTTCGTACTGAGGTGTACCGCCATCGGGACGACCCGCACCCCACTGCGACTGGCTACGCCTACGAAGAGAAGTCCGACCGTGGCGTGAATGCGACCAGCCATGTGGAGAACTGCGAAACGTCGTCCACAGGCCGCGCCCTGGCGAACTGGGTGTTTCAGGCTGGCAAGCGTCCCTCGAGGGAGGAGATGGGCAAGGTGGAGCGGATGGGTGGCGCCCCGGCATCGTCCGGCGACGGCCCCTCCGACGCACAGATCAAACTGTTGCGATCCCTCCGCTACGACGGTGACCCGCGCGCCCTTTCCCGTCGTGAAGCGTCAGCCATGATCGACAAACTGAAGACGGAACATCCGTTCTAATGCCCACCGTGTACCTGCCCCCAAAGCAAGTGAGGCGCGCCCAAGCCTGCGCCGAGCAACGCCAAGCGGCGAACAGCGACCCCAACCGGCCCAACCACAACGCCGACACCGACCCGGTGCGCAACATGATGTGGGAATTCCGTGGCGCCCTGGGCGAACTGGCCACCGCCCACTATCTGGGCCTCGCATGGACAGGCGAACATGAGGCCGGGCAACCAGACGTAGGCGGATACATCGAGGTGCGCACCACACAGCCGTCCTACCGGCTCGCCATCGTCGACAAAGACCTGGCCACCCACAGGCCCACCATCCCGTATGTGTCGGCCGCATGGGACGGCAACACCGACAACGTGGTGATCACGTTGCGCGGCTGGCACACCTTGGGCCATTTGGCGGAGATCATGACGCCCCAAGTAAAGAACGGGCACCGGTTCTACACGGTCGAAACCAAAGACCTACGCCCCATGAAAGCCCTGAAATGACCGAAGCCGAATTCCAATCGCAGGTGATCGACATAGCCCGCCTTCGCGGATGGATGGTCATGCACCAACGTCCCGCACAGATCCGCACCGGCCGATGGATCACAGCCGTCCAAGGTGACGCAGGCTTCCCTGACCTGGTGTTGGCCCGCGCGCACCATGGTGACCTGATCTTCGCCGAACTGAAGAAGGAAGGCGGCCGGATCAGCCCGCTACAGAAAGCGTGGATCCGCACCCTCATTGGCACCGGGGCGGAAGCGTACATCTGGTATCCGTCCGACCTGCCACAGATCATCACCCGACTATCAAGGAGCAACCCGTGAACCATCCCTGGCAACAGCCCATCCGCCCGCTCGAGGTCAATCCAAACGGAAGTGATCTGTGGATTGCGGTGCTGTTCATCCGGCCCAGCACAGCGCACGGCTGGGAAGTCATCAGCGCAGGCGGCCACACTTACGACGAGGATGATGCGTTGCTTCGCTTCGCAGACTGACCTACAGTCACGACCTCACAACCGAGTACGACAGCCCACAGACGAGGTGGGCATCAGGCCCGGCAGGCATGCAACCTGCCATGGGTAATACACGGGAACGTGGGTGTGCCCTCATGCGTCGACGTGAGGGAGCAGCGTCCCCGAACGACACAAACGGCCAATGGTGTCCGCCCTAATCAATCCGGCTACCAGCGTTAGTTACGCGAAGTGTGGGGGGCACAACGCACCAACCCTCCCACCGTAGGATGAGGACAACCGAGGAACGAGGGCGTCAGCCCAACGAGCGAAGCGAGGCGGGAGCCAATGCCCAAGCGAACCAGCGACCCGACATACCTGGCCGCACGACGAGCCATCCTCCAAGGCGACCCCACATGCCACTGGTGTGGCGCACCAGCCACCGAAGCAGACCACCTGATCGAACATGACCGAGGCGGAACCGACACCCCCGACAACCTCGTACCCGCCTGCAAACCCTGCAACTCACGACGAGGCAACGCCTACAAACAGAAACGCGACGCCATCCGACTCGCCCAACGCACCATCGCAACCGGCCCCGCACTTTTTTCGTCCGACACCATGCCA